AGTTATATCTGCCATCCTCTGACCAAGACCAGTGTTCAAATCCTCAATAGCCACGTCAATGGACTGACCATAAGTACCTGTAGCAGCAGCTTGAAGCTCAATTGTACTCCTTGCTTTCATATATTCTCTCTGAGCTTGCAGGGATTCTTTATGGCTTGCTTCAATCGCATCTGCCTCCTGCTTATCAAGCTCACTGTATGACTCAGTAGCCTGTTTCTCTAACTGCTTATTATATTCTTCTTGAGCGTCAGCAGCAGACTTTGACTGAGCATAACTTGCAGCAGCTTGGGCAGCAGCAGTAACACCAGAAATGATTAGTGCAGTGGTTGTACTTACTGCCATTATATACGTCTCCCTCTTCTATTTAAGTTTCCGTTGAATGAGAAGTCACTAACCTGCAAAGGTACATGACTATCTGTGATTAACTGTAATGTATATTGATCTGATCTCTTCCTGATAGGTATTCTGTGTTGCCCTTCAACAAGAGGTGCAAATCCAACAATATTCTCAGGACCACCAAGAGTTCTATTACTGTGTTCTACCTCTCGGACATTGCCGTAGTTATCTATCACCTGAGATGTAATCTCTCCCGATGTATTATAGTTGACATAGAAAGCTCCAACTATCATCTTATCCAAGTTAAGAGCCTGGTTGTTCTGGTCCTTAGCTACTGGATTAGTTGGTATATATTTGCAAGTGTACTTTATTCCAATGATTACAGTGCATGTGCTTTGATCTGATAAGTCGTCATAAGAAATCAACTCATCTCCATCTCTCTCAAAATTGACAAGAGCGCCAAGCTCATACTCGTAACAGTCTGTTGACCTGACAATCTTTATATTGTCAACACCCTCATCAGGAAGTATGTCTGGTGTTCTCCATACCTCACCTGTCTCATCCCACGTGAAAGTAGCAACAGACATGCTATCTGCCCTAACCGGGAAAGGAAGACCTTCTGAATCAGCATCGCCAACATCTATAGTTTCACACTGAACATAACCTCCATTACGGCTTAGAATTATCCTAAGTTTGTCAGTGGTGAAGGACAGGTGATATATCTTAACATCGTCTGAGAAAACCAACTTACCCCATGCAGATTGAGCTTTATCTGTCCCTTGCCATAACCAGTCATATGTGTAAAGTACATTATCAGCCTCTGCTTTAATTAGAAGCAAGTTGATATTAGAAGACGTAACCATTATGGTTGGTTGTCCCTCTATATATTCGTTGACATGATCAGTTATTGGTCTTGCTCGCTTAGTGTCAGTTAATGAATCAGTGAAGTACTCTCTAATACCAATGAACCTACCATAATTAAAAGCAAAGAAGATACTATCACCAGATACAGCAGGTTTAACGCTTGTTATTGTCTCAAACTCCGTAGTCTTTCTAAGAACTGCATTGGCACTGGTCAATTGCTTATCACCGGGTAGCAAGAACTGAGCAGTCTCAGAGAAGAACACAAAGTCACCATCAAATCCAGCGGATGCCTCTAAATAGTTGATCTGCTCAGAGTCTGCATAGATGTCTATAGGGTCTGTGTCAAGAGATGCCTGTGCTGTCTCTCGAAAGAAGTTAAAGAAGTTACCTGACCTTGTCATAATCACAGCCTCACCAGCAGTAAAGTAAAGCCTATTTTGCATTATACCTATTGACTTTATCTGATCTCCTACAAAAGATGGGAGTGGGTTTGTTCTATCATCTCCAACATCTCTATTTTGCCATTCCCCTTGTCTTAGTGTAAATGTAGCAACCCCACCGGATATACTCTCACGTACAAGAACATATGGCATAGTTGACAAATCCATACCTAATTTTATATTAGGGGCTATTACTTCATTCCAAGTTAATGTATTTCCTGATTCATTTGATGTTGTAGTTGCCTGGAGCCAGAAAGAAGCATTCTCAGTTGTATTACCGCCTGGTGGGTTAACTTTAACTTTAAAATCAATAGGAGCTCTGTTAGGGAGAAGCGTTGTCTGTTCAATTTCTTTAAAAATGGCAACAGCGTTTGAGCCATCAACACTATCATCTACTTGTATACTGAAACTTCCACCATCTTTTCTTGATATGTATACACAGTTATCATCTAAAGCTAAGTTAAAATCACCTGAAATATCAGTTCCTGACCAGCTTCCTTCCTGATAGGTATCTCCTGACCCACCTAATAGTCCATCATATAGCTTAGCAGCTACTGTTTTTGGAACAACTGATCCAGATTGAGAAGCAGCGCCTCCATCTTTAGATGTGTGTGAAGACACTACTGTGGAGTCTATTGATATAATTGTAGTCTGGCTATAGTCTTTAAATTGAACATACACTATAGCTTTATTCGCAAGCTGAGGGCTCTTCTCTGTCGACTCCCCTACATACACCTTTTTATTAATAAGGAAAGTGTAATCTCCTATGGTACAGGTTACTATGTCAGATGCAGGGTTAGGAGTTGCAAGGTAATTTTCAGGGTTGTTTTCCAGGTTTACTGTATGTTGTGTTCCATTAGGAGACCAGGCTTTTAGAGATCCAGTAGGAGAGATTTCTATAAAATATTCTTCTTCATCCCTTACATAGTGATGCCACTTAGATAAAGGGTTTTGTGTTGCTCCTGAGAACTCTCCTGTCTTGTATGTGCCTTGTCTATTTATCAGACCTCGTACAATATCCGGTCTAAAGTTCTCAGACAAAGTACACTGTCCAGGGTATCTGTTCTTCTCAGGCTGTTGGGAGACCCCTTGAATTGGCCTACCTTGATTCGATGTTATGTATGTGATATTGCACCTCCTTAGTAAGTATTACGTCTGGGGAATACATCAAGCCTTCTTGAGTAGGCATTGTATCCTCCAGCCTTTGCAAGGAAAGCTTGTACGTTAGGGTTATCATAGATCTGATTTCTCTTTCTATTCCTTGAGTCCTCAACTTCAAGGGCATACATAGCGTCTACCTCTTCTTGCTTCTGGAATTTCCACCTGCTATCATCTACCTCAAGATCCTGGGCAAACTGCCTACGAGCGGTATACATGATAGCTTTTTGTGCTGTAGGCGGAAGGTCGTTAAACTCAAGGTAAATAGTGAAAGTCATTTGAATTGTCAACACTCCGCCAACCTCATAGTTGGCAATGTCAGTTAAGTCATAAGTATGGTTAATCATGTCATAGATCTTACCTGCTCTCATAACAAGTTGTAATCCTCTTGATTGGCCTTCTGTAATCATTGACAAAGCATTGGCAGGTGCAACAATCTGTCCTGTGCTGCTGTCAGGTGCCATGTTCCAGTTAGGTTCCTCGTTGAAGTACCAACCTCTTTGCTGTATCTCTCTTGATATTCTCTCTATGGTAGTCCTTGCCTGAGAAGCATCCAGGTCGGAGTCATTTTCATCTGATACTGGAGACAAACTAACACCGGAGAGGCAAGCATTCATAGCAGTTAGTAAAGCTGTCATATATCCTCCTTACGAAAAAGCCCACCACTCTCTAATGAAAGTAGTGGGCGTATTATTGATTAGCTGTACTGTTTCGTAGCTTTGGCTTTGCCTTTGGCCTTGTTCAATACATCAGTGTTGTCCGCTACAGCATCAGATACAACAACAGCACAGTTATCATACCTGCCAGTAGTGGCACCTTCGGCCAGCCAAGAGTCACAGAAGTAACCTTTCGTCTTCTTATCGAAGAAGATGTCAGACTGGAGACCAATGGTGCGACCACATAGTAGCGCATCAGGTCCGTAGATAATAGCCTGGGCCGTCTTCATGGTATCGGTAACATCATAACGATTCCCGTTATTGTCATTGGACAGCTTGTGATGAGTTTCACCATCATGCGGGTTGATCTTCATCTGCGTGAACTCAACAGAACCCATAACAGGAAGATTCCAACCTTTAAGACGACCAGAAAGATTAGCATCAAAGCTTGTTCCAGTGGTCTCATTACTTCCACCCTCAGTCTGAGCAATAAATCCGTAGTCAACCAGAAGGCCAAACTCAGCAACAGGCACGATGACGGACAATCCAGCCATAGGAACTCTCTGAGTAACCAGACCCATCAAGGCAATCTCAATAGCGGAAACAAGCTGATAAGGGTCTTGTGCCTGAGAGTAGTCATCTTTCAAAGCAACCTTTACAGCTACACCCTGTCCTGTCACACGGGAGATACCGCCAGTAATGGTGTTTGCAATCGGGGAGTAAGCACCACCCGTAAGACCGCAAGCCAGAAGCTGCTGAACAACCATCTGATCTTCAAGGGTCTTAAGCTTACCCATCTGATTGGTAGCCAGTTTGGTCATAACTTCAAAGTCATTCTGAATGTCATGCAGAGTATGGACAGTGTTACGGCCCAGGACGATGGTATCAACTACCAGGGCATTCTTATTGAACTCGGGAGGGTCAGTAGCTTCGGGTTCCTGACCGGGAGTAAGGGTGGTTAGTTTGGTCTCACCCATATATTTATCGGAAACGATGTTAGTTCCGACAACATCCTGCACGGTGAATTTACCAAGCAGGTTTTCGCCTTTAAGGTACTGCTGGTGGACAACTCCGTTAAACTTCTCAATCAACAGAGTAGGGACATCAGCACCTACGGCAGGATTTACAACAGGATTGATAGTAGATCCAGACATAGTTAATTCCTCCTTTACATATATGTTAATAGGGTCAGAGGTAAGTGGTATATAAGTAAGTTGACTTACATGCTCTAACTTAGATAGAATCTCTTAACTCTCTATACTCTCTTACCTCTCTTTAATTTCTTATTATTTCTTATTGCTCTTCTATACTGGTCCCTAATTATTCAAGGACCGTGCATCGTCAGATACCTTTGGCGATTCCAGCTTGTCTACGGGCATCCCAACCTGCCGGATCTTTTGCATATTCACCATTCTGGAATGATGCGAGGTATTCAGCCTGAGAGACAGAACCACCGGATGACGCAGGAGCTTGATTACTTCCGTCTTCAAGGTCTAACTCTGCCGGAGCAGGAGGCTTTCCTGCGCTGTCAAATTGGCTCCATAAATCTTGGATCATAAGCTTCTGCATCCGTAAGGTTCCGTTCTTCATAACCTCGTTAAATTCGGCAATGTCGTCCTCTGAGAGGTTCTTCTCAGCATAGGCACTAAGATCAGCCCATCTGTCCTCCCCACCCATCAACTCCAGTGTATCATTCCATGCGGTTTCTGCTGCTGCCTTGGCACTTTCCTGGCTTTCCGTAAATGATTTCATAGTTGCGGCATCCTTAGCTGCAACACCGTCAAGGAACAGGTCTACTTGCCACTTTCCAAACGCTTCATTCAGGGCGTTTCTGGTGTCCTCTGACAGCCCTTCGGGAGAATACATCTCCTTGGCTATCTCCGTGGCATCAAACCCCGCTTCCTGGGCAAAATTAGCCATATCTGGAGGTATGACAACATCAACCATGGCACCCTGATATTCAAATTTATCGGTCCTCAATTCTTCCGTATGAGGGGGGTTTGACTGTTC